GAAGCATTTGAAAATTCTTTTTTATTAACTGATGATAATGGTTATCGCAGGATAGACTTAGTATTTTTTAAAAGAATTAATTTTTAACTATATTTATATATGTAATAAAGAAAATACTATCATGATTAAATTAAAAAATTTACTGAAAGAAGGATTTGCATGGGAAAGAAATGCAGATGGATCTTTACCAACATTAGCAGACGCTACTACAAATCATCAAAAAAATCTTCAAGAACAATCTTCAAATAGATTACAGCCATTAATTGATATGGGATTTGAATTAGAAAAAATGGGTAACGGTCAAACTGTAGCTACATTAGAAAAAGGATCTAATAATATCATATTAATTATTGGAACAAATGCTGTATTTAAAGGAATGTATACTATTGCCGGACAAAAAGGGATGTTGGCTGGAACAATTGATGATAAATACATGGAAATGATTAAAGCTAAAGTTGCAAAAATGGGTATAACAGAAGCCCTAAAAGACAAAGACGGAAATGTACGAACAGATTTAAAATATAAAGACAATCAAAACTATCAGCCAAGAATTGAATTGAAAAATACAAAAATGGGTAGTGGTACAAATCTTACAATAACAGTTAGTATAGATGGAAGTTCACCATTTGATATTGAATTTAATGATTATGAAGAAGTTGACGATCATGGATATGAAAAAGCAATCTACTTAATGGGAAAAGATGCAGGTGGAAATAATTGGGGTATGGAAGGATCCATGGCATTTCATGGAGAATTAGAAGACTTTGAAATTGACACCTTGGAAAAGGAAGAAAAATAATGAGTAAATTACAACAAAATATGACAAGATTTGGTACAAAAAATCTTACAGAATCTAATTTATTAAAAGAAGCTGCGGCTAATCAACAAAATTGGCTTAAAGGACATTTCAATAAAAAAGAAGGAGATTCAGGCGAATGGAAAATTGGCCAGAACGGAAACTTGGAAATATATGTTGATGGAAAATTAGCAGGAAATTTTTTAGCAGATGATAAGCTAAATATTCCAAACTCATTAATGGGAGATCTCCAAAAAGGTAATTATGATAAACCATATCAAGAACCTAAAAACTCATTTGATGACGATTTTGAATTTTAACGATAAAACTAATGAATTTTAAAAAATTAATGAAAAGAATTGGTACTAAAAATCTTCAGGAACAAGAAGATCTTTCAATACCATCATTAGGTTTTGATATAGCAGATAAAATTCAAGATGCAGTAGGATTTTTAAATGACAAAGAAGATGTCATGCAAGAAGAAATAGCAAGAATTACTGATACCAAAATACTAAAAGAAGTTGAAAAAAATTTAGGAAAGTCTTTAGTCAGTTGGTTAATGGATAATTATTCAAATCCTTCCTTACTAAATATATCGCTAGCATCATTAACAACTATTACAGATGTAACGTGGATAACAAAGTCAGTAGAAGATTATACTGCAGATAATGTTGGAGACGGAAAGATACCTAGTATATTTACATCATTAAAAAAACTAGGGATATTAAATCAAAGATCTCTGGGTAAAGAAATATTAGTATCTATGAAACAATTGAGATTTACACGAAGTTCGTATAATTCTAAAGGAGGATATTACTATTATGCTCCTCCATCTGAAACATATGCTACTAGGAATAAAGATATAGAAACAACATGGAATAGTGATATACTTCCAAAAATTGATATGGATGCAGATAAACCGACACTTCAACGTGGTGATATCAAACATACAAATTTATAAACAATTACACAATTAACTTTGAATTAACGAATTAATTACTTATAATATAATTAATAAATAAACAAATAATAACAATTAAACAATTAAAGGATACAATATGAGTTTAGACTTAAACGCCATAAAGGCAAAACTTAACCAATTAACAACAACTAACGACAGAAGAAATAACTATTTCAAGCCAGAACCTGGCAAACAAAGAGTAAGAATTGTCCCTTACGTTCACAGAAAAGAAAACCCTTTCCTAGAAATGTATTTCCATTATGATATTGCAAAGAGAAGTATGCTCTCTCCAATAACATTTGGTAATGCTGATCCAGTAGTAGAATTTGCTGAAAAGCTTAAGAAAACTGGTGATAAAGATGACTGGTTAATGGGTAGAAAAATTGAACCAAAAATGAGAACGTACGTTCCTGTTGTAGTAAGAGGTAAAGAATCTGAAGGTGTTAAATTTTGGGGATTCGGAAAAACAATTTATTCTGAATTATTATCTATTATAGCAGACCCTGATTATGGTGATATTACCGACTTAATGAATGGAAGAGACATTGACGTTGAATTTACCCCATCAGAAGGTCCTGGTCAATATCCAAAAACAGCTATTAGAGTTAAACCTAATACATCAGCAGCTACTGAAGATAAAGCAATTGCAAAATCAATAATGGATCAACCTAAAATAACAGATCTATTTCCAGAGCCAACATATGAAGAATTAGAAAAAGCATTAAATGATTGGATGAATCCAGAAAGTGCTGACTCTGATACGTCAACTCCAAAAGCTGCAGCAACTCCTGCAACTGAAACAAAATCAAATGATACTGTTACTAAAAAAACAGACGTAGCAGAAGCATTTGACGATTTATTCAATAATTAAGAAAGTTATATATGGGAAAGAAAAAGAGCGAACTGGAAGATTCGTTAGCATCGGCGCTAGCAGAAAGCATTAATAAACAATTTAAAGGACAAAATTACAAGTCAGCATTTTTTCTAGATGGTGATGATGATGCTCCTACAAATGTTAATGAATGGATATCTACTGGATGCTCAATGTTAGATTTAGCCATTTCAAATCGTCCTAACGGAGGATTTCCTGTTGGTAGAATTACCGAAATAACAGGACTTGAAGCTTCTGGTAAATCATTACTAGCAGCTCATACCTTAGCAGAGACGCAAAAAAGAGGCGGATTATCAGTATATATTGATACAGAATCAGCTAGTAGTGCAGAATTTTTAACAGCAATTGGCGTAGATTTAAAAACTATGTTATATGTTCCATTAGAAACAATTGAAGAAATATTTGAAACTATTGAAACAATTGTTGAAAATGTTAGAAAGTCTGACAAAGATAGGTTAGTAACTATAGTAGTAGACTCAGTAATGGGAGCATCTACTAAAATAGAAATGGCAATGGAATATGATAAAGATGGATATGCAACATCCAAATCTATTATATTAAGTAAAGCTATGAGAAAAGTTACTAATTGGATAGCTAGAGAAAGAATATGTTTAATCTTCACTAATCAGTTAAGAACTAAATTAGGCGTATCTTTTGGAGATCCATGGACAACTGCAGGCGGTAAAGCTTTACCATTTCATTCATCGGTTAGACTTCGTTTAAAAAATACTGGTATGATAAAGGCCAGAGTAAACGGAACAGATCAAGTAGTTGGAAATAAAACTAATGTACATGTTGTAAAAAACAGAATGGGGCCTCCTAACAGAAAAATTGATTATGAAATATATTATGATAGTGGAATTGACAACTATGGCGGTTGGTTAAATATCATGAAGAATTTCAAATTAGTTTCTCAATCAGGAGCTTGGTATTCATTAGATGATGTTGATCCAGATACTGGCGAAGTTCTAGAAACTATCAAATTTCAAAGTAAAGATTTCATAGAAAAGGTAATACAAAATACTAAAATGAAAGATAGACTGTATAATAGAATTTGTGAAGCATATATATTTAAATACAGAGCCGGAATAGATGGTGGTATTGACGATGTAGTAGTTGATGAAGAAGTTATAAATGAAGAAGGATAATGAATAAATATCAAGAATTATTTAAGCAACTTCAAAAAGAAAAAGAAAGTATTAATCAGAGTCCTGATGATCATATTATGATTTTTGATGGACTCAATACTTTTATTAGATCATTTTCAGCAACTCCTTCAACTAACGAAGATGGAGAACATATAGGAGGGATTACAGGATTTTTATATAGCATTGGAAAATGTGTTAGAGATTTTAAGCCTTCTAGATGTATCATTGTATTTGATGGGGTTGGTGGATCTAAACGAAGAAAAAAGATTTATAAAGATTATAAAGGTAATCGTGTTAATAAAACAAGATTGCGAAGACATGATCATCATATGCCTAGTATAGAACATGAGCAAGAAGCTATGAGACACCAATTCAGCAGATTAGTTTCATATTTAGATGCATTACCAGTTACATTTTTATCAATGGATGGAATTGAAGCAGATGACACAATTGCATATATTACTGAAATGTATGAAGCTAAAAGTAAAAAAATGACAATTGTATCAACTGATAGAGATTTTTATCAATTAATTAATGATAAAATTCAAATTTGGTCTCCTATTAAAAAGAAATTATATGATACAGAAAAATTATTAGATGAGTTTCAGGTACACCCTAAAAACTATGTATTATATAGAGCATTTACAGGTGATAAGTCAGATAATATTCCTGGAGTAATGGGAATTGGTCCAAAAACTTTATTAAAACATGTTCCTGACTTGGATAAAGAACAAGAATATGAATTAGATGATTTATGGGAAACATGTTATAATAATGTAACAGAATCAAAAACATATAATAAAATAATAGATAACAAAAATATTATTTCAGATAATTGGAAACTAATGAATCTAAAACTATTAGATATTCCAGCACAAACAAAAAGTAATATTAGAAAAATTATGGAATCATCAGTATCAGAATTAAATAAGATTGAATTTAGAAGATTATTTATGGAAGACAAAATGTGGTCTGTAATGAAAAATATGCCAGACTGGTTAAATAACACCTGGTTATCATTGAGTGCATTTGCACAAAAAACAAAATAAATTGGATTTATTATTTATTTTTTATATAATAATTTATGACAGATAAGTTAAGTGAGTATGGATGGTCGTTTCAAATTAAAGTTTTGGCAGCTATGTTTGTGGATAGAACATTTTTACAACAAATTGCTGATATTATACAGTCAGAGTATTTCGAATCTGATGCTAATAGTTGGTTATTAGATATATTACTAGAACATTTCCGTGAGTATAAAACTCCACCTTCAAAAGATGTATTAAAAGTTAAAGTAACAGAAATAGATAATGATGTTCTTAAAACTGCAATATTAGAACAATTAAAAGAAGTATTTCGATTTATGGAGTCAGATGATTTAGACTTTGTTAAAAATGAAATACTTAAGTTTTGTAAGAATCAAGAAATTAAGCGAGCAATAATGGATTCGGTTAATTTGCTCAAAATGGGTAGTTATGATGAAATTAAAAGTAAAATAGATTCAGCAATGAAAGCTGGTGCTGACACTGACATCGGTCATGAATATAAAAAAGATGTTATTGCTAGATATACTGAATCAGCTAGAAACACTATTAGCACCGGATGGGATGTAATAGATGATTTAATGGATGGTGGATTAGCTGCCGGCGAATTAGGAGTAGTTATGGCTCCAGCCGGTATTGGAAAATCATGGATGCTTATTAATATAGGAGCAAATGCTGTTAAAAAAGGTAAAACAGTTATACACTATACGTTAGAGTTAAATGATAATTATGTAGGTCAACGTTATGATTCTGTAGTTACTGGTATTGCTGCTCAGAATTTAAAAAATTACACTGATGATATACAAGAAAAATTAGAGACATTATCTGGAGAATTAATTATAAAATATTATCCAACTAAGTCTACTGGTGTTATGGGAATAAAAGCACATATTGAAAAAACAATTATGTTAGGAAATACTCCAGATTTAATTGTAATAGATTATGGTGATTTATTAAAAGTAAATACTAAAAAAGATAAGCATGAAGCTTTAGAAGAGTTATATGAAGAAATGCGAGGCATGGCCGGGGAATATAATGTTCCAGTTTGGACAGCATCTCAAGCAGGTAGATCTGCACTAGAAGATGATATTATTGAAGCAGATAAAATTGCATCATCATATGGTAAGGTAATGGTTGCAGATTTCTTAATGTCATTATCAAGAAAAGTTGAAGATAAATTATCTGGTACTGGTAGAGGCCATGTTATTAAAAATAGATTTGGCCCAGATGGTATTACATTACCAAGTAAAATTAACACAAATAACGGGCAGTTTGATTTCTTTGAGCCACAAACATCTCAAGGAAGACAGACTACCCAAACAATGAAAACAGGAGAAACATTGGTAAAGAAAAATTTAGCACAGAAATTTAAAGATTTAGGCGGAAGTTTAGGATAGTATTTATATTTATATTAAATTAATCTTAGACCTCTATAAGGGGTCTATTTTTGTCTAAAAAGAAAAAAAACGGAGTCACATAAATGAACATTTCAAATAAAATTTTATCAGATATTACAGTGCATATGAAATATGCAAAATATATGCCAGAACTCAATAGAAGAGAAACTTGGGAAGAGCTTGTTACAAGAAATAAGAATATGCATATAAAGACATATCCAAACTTAAAAGATGAAATTGATGATGTTTATAAAATGGTATATAATAAAAAAATATTACCTTCAATGAGATCTTTACAATTTGGAGGAAAGCCAATTGAGATATCACCTAATCGTGTATATAATTGTGCTTATTTACCAATTGATCATACTGACTCATTTAGTGAAATAATGTTTTTACTATTAGGCGGTACTGGTGTAGGATATTCAGTTCAACGACACCATGTAGACAAATTGCCACCAGTAAATAAACCATATCAAAAAAGAACAAGAAGATTTTTAATCGGTGACAGTATAGAAGGCTGGGCTGATGCTATTAAGGTTCTAATGAAGTCCTATTTGAATGGTAAAAGCTCAAGAATTGAATTTGATTTTTCTGATGTTAGACCTAAAGGAGCTCAATTAGTTACATCCGGTGGTAAAGCTCCAGGTCCACAACCATTAAAAGAATGTATACTAAAGATTACAGGTATATTAGATGGCAAAGAAGATGGCGATAGCCTATCTACCGTAGAAACACATGATGTTGTTTGTCATATAGCTGATGCTGTATTAGCTGGAGGAATTAGACGAGCTGCGTTAATTAGTTTGTTTTCTGCAGACGATGAAGCAATGATCGGAAGTAAATCAGGAAATTGGTGGGAAACAAATCCACAAAGAGGAAGAGCTAATAATTCAGCAGTATTAATGAGACATAAAGTAACTAAACAATTTTTTATGGATCTTTGGAAACGTGTAGAATTATCTGGAGCAGGTGAACCTGGCATTTATTTAAATAACGATAAAGACTGGGGTACAAATCCTTGTTGTGAAATAGCATTAAGACCTTTTCAGTTTTGTAACTTATGTGAGGTAAATGCTTCAGACATTGAATCTCAAGAAGATTATGACAATAGAGTAAAAGGCGCAGCATTTATAGGTACACTACAAGCTGGTTACACTGATTTTCATTATTTAAGAAATATTTGGAAAGAGACAACAGAAAAAGATGCGCTTATTGGCGTATCAATGACAGGAATTGCATCTGGTGTAGTTTTAGGTTATGATATGACAAAGGCTGCTAATATAGTTAAAAAAGAAAATTCTAGAGTTGCAAAACTAATAGGTATAAATAAGTCAGCTAGATCAACCACGGTTAAACCAGCAGGAACTACTTCATTAGCATTAGGAACATCATCTGGAATTCATGCATGGCATAATGATTACTATATTAGAAGAATCAGAGTAGGAAAAAATGAATCAATTTATAAATATTTAGTAGAAAATCATCCTGAGCTAATTGAAGATGAATATTTTAGACCACATGACACTGCAGTAATATCGGTACCACAAAAAGCACCTAATGGAGCAATAATGAGAACCGAATCACCGTTTGCATTATTAGAAAGAATAAAAAAGATAGCAACCGAATGGGTAGCACCAGGTCATAGAAATGGTAGTAATACACATAACGTATCAGCAACTGTATCTTTAAAAGATGATGAATGGGAATTAGCTGGGGAATGGATGTGGAACAATAGAAAACATTATAATGGGTTATCAGTATTAAATTATAATGGTGGAACATATAAACAAGCACCATTTGAAGATTGCACTAAAAAAGAATATGATTCATTAATGAAAACACTAACCGACGTAGATATTGCTAACATAGTAGAATTAGACGACAATACAGATCTTTCAGGAGAATTAGCGTGTGCCGGCGGAGCGTGTGAGATACAATAATGAGAGTAGACGACTGGATATCAGAACTAGATCTCAAAGAAAAAATTAACTCGTTACAAGATTTTTATTGGGAAGGTGGGATGATGATAATGACAAAACAATATCATTTAAAACGTGGTTATTGTTGCACAAATGGCTGCTATCATTGTCCATATTAATTTGGATAATTAATATAATTTTATTATAATAAAATAAAAAGAATGAGTTTTAATTTCTTAAATCCATCTGATGTAGATAAAAATATGTTTAATCGATGTGTATCGATTGTAGCAGAAAAAGACGGAACAGATCTTCATATGTTAAATGATGCTGTTATGATTCAATATAAAAAAACCATCTATGACTTTTTATCATATTTAATTGAAGTTGGGGAGCATTTAGAAGAATATGAAAAATGCAGTCAACTAATATCTCAGAAAAAAAAATATAAAAAGTGGTTAAAAGTTAACTTAGAAACTGTAAAATCAATTGCAAAATTATTAAAAGATTTAAAATATAATCATGACAACAAAGAAAACGATTGAACTAGTAAAAGAAGGTTTTGCTAACGGGGTTGCACCAGGCGGCCCATTAGACGATTACCAAAAAAATGATATGATACAATTAGCAGCAAGACATTTTGGTCACTTTTTAGATGCACTTAAATGTGATTGGCGAAATGATCCAAATTCAGATAATACCCCACACCGAGTAGCAAAAGCATATGTTAATGATTTATGGGCTGGTAGATATGAAGGATCACCAGATATTACAGCATTTCCATCTGATGGGTATGATGGTATGGTATTCGAAGGCGGTATTCCATTGACGTCAATGTGTTCGCATCATCATCAAACTATTATGGGTAAAGTTCATGTAGCTTATATTCCAGGAAAAGATAGTAAAGTAATAGGATTAAGTAAATTGAATAGATTAGTAGAACATTTTGGAAGAAGAGGTGCTATACAAGAACAATTAACAGTTGCTATTCATAATTCAATTAATACTATTATTAATGATAATAATGGCGTAGCAGTAATGATAGATGCTACTCATAATTGTGTATCATGTAGAGGAGTTAAACATGGAGGAGCATCAATGAAAACAAGTAAGCTTACCGGAGCATTTAAGAATGATACTTCGACAAGAGCTGAATTTTATGAATTTGTAAAAGGATATTAATGAATAAATTTAAATCAACAAAAATATTTGACGGATTTAGTACAGTGTTTCGTCAATTTGGAGCTATTGAAACACACTGCAGATTTTTACATGGGTATGCGATCGAATTTAAAGTAACCTTCGAAGGAGAACTAGATCATAGAAATTGGGTATGGGATTTTGGAGGAATGAAACGGTCTAAAACAAAAATTGATGGAATGTCTGCAAAAGAATGGATGGACTATATGTTTGATCATACTACAATAATAGCAGAAGATGATCCATACTTAGAAACATTTTTAAAAATGCAAGATGAAGGTCTTATTCAGTTAAGAGTGATGAAAGGTCCAACCGGAGCAGAGAAGTTTGCAGAATATATATTTAATAAATTAAATGATTTTGTAAAAGAAGAAACTACAGATAGAGTAAAAATAGCTCGAGTAGAATTTTTTGAAAATAAAAAAAATACAGCTATATATGGAGAATAACCTAATATATGAATCTCCTAATGGAGGCAAAACAGTATATCAACGAGAAATTGGATCTTCTAAAAGAAAGATACAAAGTAGATTAAAAAGAATAGAAGATTATAATAAAGTATTACCAGTTTTAGAAGTATATAGATGTGTACAATCAGAAGGTTCTAGATTTGGTAGACCAACTATTGCAGTTAGAACAACAGGCTGTACTCATAGATGTTATTTTGGGGAAGGTGGTTGGTGTGATTCTTGGTATACAAGTATACACCCAGAAAAAGGCACATTTACATTTAATGACATTATTAAAATATATGATGATAATCCTCATGTAAAAGAAATGATGTTAACAGGTGGATCACCTACAATGCACCCTGCGTTAGTAAATGAAATAACACATTTTGCAAATGAAAGAAACATTTTGGTTACAATTGAAACAGAAGGCTCTCACTTTCTTGAAACAGACTATCCTTTGGATCTTATTAGTCTTAGTCCTAAATTTAGTAATAGTGTGCCTGTACTTGGTGCTGTTACACCTAACGGGGCTATCGCCGACGAGCGAATGATAAAAGTTCACAATAGACTTAGATTAAATAAGGAAGCTATTAGTAAAACAATTGCATACCATAAAGATTACCATTTTAAACCAGTATGGGATGGCACAGATGAAAATCTAGAAGAAATAGAAGCATTTAGAGTTGAAATGGATATTCCAAAAGATAAAACATTTATAATGCCAGCTGGTGATACTAGAGAAACATTAGTAAAAATGTATCCTTTAGTATTTGAATTATGTGCTGAAAAAGGATATAATATGACAGGTAGAGACCACATTATAGCATTTGATACAGAAAGAGGAGTGTAATGGATGAAGCATTATTACTACTAAATGAAATAGAAGAAAATGTTAATATTTGTTGTGCAATAACAATGGATCCTGATGAAGTTCAGGAAATGATAGATAAATTACGAAGTATATTAAAAAACATAAAATAAAGGAAAAGTTATGAAAATGAAACCAATTGGAGATCAAGTTTTAATAAAAGAACAAGAAAAAGCTGATAAAACAGAAAGTGGAATAATATTAGTAGATGGTATAGACGGAGAATTTATATATGCAGATGTTATATCTGTAGGTAATGGATTATTTACTCAAACTGGAAATAGAATACCAATGTCGGTCTCTCCAGGAGATACTGTTTTAATACATAAAAATAATACTGGTGCACAAAAGAAAGTAAAAATTGATGGTACGGAATATATATTAGTAAGAGAAATGGAAATATCCATGGTTTCAAACTAATATGTTAAAAATAAAAAAAGATAAAAATGTTATAAAGTCTAAAATGCCAAAGGGGCAAGCAACTGTTGTAGCATTTATTTATTACATCCTAATAATGTCTTTATATTTTTTATTTACGTCATGTAAAAAAATAGACGAAAATGGATTTAAAACATATATTATCGATCAAGGAAGTCATTATTCAAATGGTAAACTAGATAAATTATATGGCAATGATAATAAAGAAAATTCATGGCAATGGCAAGTTATTTTTGATAGCTCAGCTATATACGAAACGCAGAACCCATTAAATCAATTAGATGTTAATAAATTAATAGGATTTTCAGATTGCGGAAATCATCACTCAACATCATCTCATCGAATTGGATGGAGATATAATAACGGATTAGAATTATTATCATATAATCGCAATGATGGCAATTTTTTGTTTCAATCAATTAGTACGATTACTATTAATAACATTATAAATATTGAGATGTCATTCTCAAATGAAACCTATATAGTATGTATAGATGGAATTTGTGACACAATGCCAAGATATTGTTCAAATTGGACCGGTCGTAAGTTTGCACTTTGGCCATATTTTGGAGGAGATGAACCAGCTCCTCACGATATAACGATTAAAATAAAAAATATATAATGCCAGATAATAAAGACAAAAATCCTCCGAAAGGAAACATAAAATTTAATATTACATTATCAGATGAACAAAAATTAGCTAAAGCTGAGATATTACACCATCCTTACAATTTTATTATAGGTAAGGCCGGAAGTGGAAAAACCTTATTAGCAGTACAGGTTGCATTGGATATGTTTTTTAAAAGAAGTGTTAATCAAATTATTATTACTAGACCAACTGTATCAAATGAGGATAATGGTTATTTACCTGGATCATTAAATGAAAAAATGGAACCTTGGTTAGTACCAATTCGTTCTAATATGAGAAAAGTATATAATAAACCAGCTATACTTGAAAAAATGGAAAATGATGAAAATATTGAGTTAGTATCGTTATCCCATTTTAGAGGCAGGACATTTGAAAATGCTTGTGTGATTATAGATGAGTTTCAAAATTTAACTAAACAACAACTAGGAATGGTATTAGGTAGATTAGGTAAAAACTCAACTATGATATTAACAGGCGACCCACAACAAATAGATTTAAAATTTGGTAATGACTCAGCTATACATGATGTTCCTAAAGTAAAAGATTCAAAATTTGTTCATGCTGTTACTTTAAAGGATAATCATCGACATTCAGCACTAAACGAAGTATTAAGATTATTACAATCTTATTCTTAAATTTGGATATTAAAAAATTATTTCTTATTATATAATAAAAATATGATTAGATATGGTTACGCTTGTGTCAACCAAACATTGACATCTAGACCCAAAAAATTAGGTGGTAGAGTTACTACTTCTCGTACGGCTAGAAAAGCTTCTTGGTATCCCGATAATTTACAGCTTATTTCCGATAAGGCATTAGACAACGCAAAAGATTTACTTACTTATCTTCAATGGAACGAAGAGCATGGTATTACTTTGTTTCGTATAGGTTCTGAATTGTTCCCATGGCATGATTCTTATGAATTACATGATCTACCTGGCTTCGAAGAAATTGCTTATCACTTACATGCAGCTGGTGAATTTGCTAGACAACATGGCCATCGATTGACTACCCATCCTGGACCGTTCCATGTATTAGGTTCTCCTAGGCAAGATGTTGTAGAAAAAAGTATTATTGGTCTAGAACGACACTCTGAAATGTTTGATATTATGGGGTATGAGCCGTCCTTTGAGAATAAGATTAATATACATGTTGCTGGCGCATATGGTGATCGTGAAGCTACTGCTAAGCGGTGGATCAAGACCTGGAGACGATTATCTGAGTCTTGTAGATCTAGATTAGTACTAGAGAATGATGATAAGGCATCTATGTATAGTGTAAGGCATCTATACGAGCTTATACACCAAGAAATTGGTATTCCCATTACATTTGACTATTGGCATCATACCTTTTGTACAGGCGATTTATCTGAACGTGAGGCATTCTTTATGGCAAGATCTACTTGGGATAAGTATGGTGTAACTCAATGTACTCATTATTCTGAGTCTAGACGAAACGAAAAGAAATCTTTCTTGAATGAGGTATGTAGCAAGCATGGTATTTCGTGGGATGAAATTGATAGCTGGCCTACCTTTGCAAAGTTCAAGAAAGAATTCTCAAAGATAAAAGAGCCTGCCCATGCAGATTATATTGTGAATACTCCTAATACTTATAATGTTGATAATCTAGACATAGTAGTTGAAGCTAAGGCAAAAGAGTTAGCTATTTTACCGGTATTGGAAAAACAAAAAGAATTACTTATATTATAATTATGATAGACTTATTAGGATGGATTAGTACTGGATTAGTATTATTAGGGTATGTTTATAATGCTCGACAATTAACTATATATGCAATGATTGCATGGATTATAGGAGATACAGGATGGATAATATATGATTTCTTTATCGATAATTTTAGTCATCTAGTACTAAGTTTTGTTATTATATCAATTAATATATACGGAATGTATAACATAAAAAAAGCAGAAAAACAATAAATGTATCAAAATATAGCATATCATAAGAAAACTGGCACAATGCATGTATGGGATGACGAATTAGGTCATAAAACTTTTAAGTTTACTCCATATGGATATATTCCAGATACAAATGGAGAATATGTATCACTAAATGGCACTAAATTATCAAAGACTCCAGGCAATCATAGAGATAATTCAGATGCATATGAATCTGATTTAAATGAAGAGGTTAGAACATTAATAGACTTATATTATGAGTCTGATTTAGTATCCACTGGTCATTCCGACTTCTTTTTTGATATTGAAACAGCAAAAGATGCAGATGGATATTCTACTCCAGAAGATGTTAGAACCGAAATAACATCAATAGCATATTATGACAAAGTTGGCAAAGATAGGAGAGTATTAGTATTGGATAAAGCAAACAGATTATCTGATGACATTATATACGGTGATAACTATACTGTTGAGGTATTTGATAATGAAGCAAATTTGCTAATTAAATTTATTAACTATTTTTCAGAAATACAACCTACTGTTATAACTGGCTGGAATACTGATGGGTATGATATTCCATATCTTATTAATAGAATTAAAAAAGTATTAGGTCCAAAGTCTGCCAATAAATTATCTCCAGCTGGAATTGTAGAATGGAATAAACATCGTGAAAGATATAAAATATTTGGAGTTTCTAGTTTAGATTATATTAAATTATATAAAAACTTCACATATACAGAACTTCCTAATTATAGATTAGATACAGTAGGTAAAACAGAGTTAGGTAAAGGTAAAATTGAATATGATGGTGACTTAGATGATTTATTTGTTTCAGACATTAACAAGTTCATAGAATATAATATGACTGATGTTGATCTTGTATATGAGTTGGATGAAAAATTACAATTAATCAACTTAGCAAGAACTATATGCCATAAAGGTCATGTTCCATATGAAGATGTTTATTACGCATCTAAATATCTTGATGGTGCAGCTATTGTAGATTTAAAAAGAAACGGATTAGTAGCTCCAAATAAACAATTTAGATTTGTTGAAGATGAAGAGCAGAATAAATTAGCCGGTGCATATGTTATGCCTCCTATACCAGGCCTATATAAATGGATATACGATTTAGATTTAACATCTCTATATCCATCCATCATAATGAGCCTTAATATATCTCCAGAAACTAAAATAGGTGTTATTCCAAATTGGAAACAAGAATCATTGCTAAGTAAAGATCCTGTTAGTGTAGTATGTACCGGCCAGACTATTCCAGATATTAAACAATGGCTAATTGATAATAAATTTACTGTTGCAAGTAATGGAGTAGTATATGATACTAGAAGTAAAGGATTCTTACCAAAGATATTAGAAAAATGGTTTGATGAACGTGTTAAATTTAAAAATGAACGAGATAATCATGAAGTAGGAAGTGATAAGTATAAATTTTATGATGCAATGCAATTAACACAAAAAGTATTGTTAAATTCATTTTATGGAGTATTAGGATTAAAGACATTTAGATTTCATGATTTAGATAACGCAGGAGCTATCACAGCAACTGGCCAAAGTGTTATTAAATTTTCTGCAAAAGTTATTAATGGGTACTATAAGAAAGAAGTTGGTAAAGATTATTTTATTAATGCTAATGGCAATAAAGCAGAATTTTCATTCTATACAGATACAGATTCAACATTTGTATCTAGTTTACCTTTAATAGAAAAAAGATATCCTGGATTTGATGAATCTGATGAAAAGTTTATGATTGAAAAAACAAATGAAATAGCATCTGAAATACAATCGCATGTAAATAAAATGTATGATCAATATGCAGTTCATTTTCATAATACATTTGATCATAGATGGCAAATTAAACAAGAATATGTTGCTAAGTCTGGTCTGTGGATAGCAAAAAAGAGATATGCTCAATGGGTAATATTTAAAGAAGGTAAACCTACGGATAAAATGGATATAAAAGGATTAGACGTAGTCAGATCATCTTTCCCTACTGAATTTAAAACTATAATGAAAGAAACATTATGGTATATACTCAAAGAAAAGTCAAAGAATGCCACAACTAACTTAATAATGGATTTCAAAGACAAAATACAAGATTCTCCAATATTGGATGTCATGAAGAATACAGGTGTTAAAAATATCACAAAGTATACTAAAGGAAGAAAAACATTATCTGGATATCCATTAGGTACCCCAGTACATGTTAAATCTTCAATAAATTACAATGATATGCTTAAACATTTAGGTATAAATAAAAATGCAAAAAACTTTGCAGATATACAAAATGGAGATAAGATTAAATGGGCGTATCTTAAAACAAATCAAATGGGGTTTGATACCATTGCACTTAGAGGTTATGAAGATCCAACCCAAATAACAGAATTTGTTGAAAAATTTATTGATAGAAATAAAATATTTGACAGAGAGATACGTGGAAAGTTAGATGACTTTTACGCATCAATGAATTGGGATAAACTTCCTGAAAATAATAATATGAATAAGTTCTTTTCATTTGGATAATTCAATAAAATTAATTATAATAAAGAAAAAATATGTACGGTAAGCATCAATGGAAAGGTAGAGAAGTAGAAGGTCGTTATTCAGATCTTATGACTTTCTTCGTAAGAGACTTAAATCATAATATTAAAAAAACTTATGGTTTAGAAGTAGAAAATTTTAATGAATATCCTCATTATTATTTTACAATTGAATTCATGAAAAAGTCTATGAAAGACGAAAAATATTTGGAAAGTATTAGACGTATATTAGATGAATCAAATTGTGCTGTAACTATAGAAGCTACTAAAGACACTTTAGACACAATTAAACCAGACTTATTTAATAGATGTCATATTATATATAGAATTTCAGATCCTTATTTAGAAATGCTTAAAGACACTGACACATTATCAATTGATGCAGGTTGGTATAGAGTTCATCAAGTAACTAAATGTAATATGATGGAAATTCAACCAGATAACTATAAATTTGACGAAGAAATATGAAATATTCAGTAGTTGTATCATTTAGTATAGAAGGATTTCATTGTTGGCCAGAAGCTAAAGAAATTTTCCCGGAGGTTGGATTTTTATCTGACAGACATAGGCATATGTTTGGATTCCGTTGCTATGCAAAAGTAACACATACAGATAGAGATGAAGAATTTATTTTAATGCAAAGAAAATTAAAAAAACAACTAAGAACTAATTTTGGTGGTAATATATTAGAATTTGGTAGAATGAGTTGTGAAGATATAGGCGCTTGGATTTTAGAACAAAATAATAATTTGTATAAAGTAGAAGTTTGGGAAGATTGGGAAAACGGAGCAATAGTAGAATTAGGTTATTAATATGAAAAAAGTATTTTATTTTGGTTTAGAGCCTTTAAAGGCTAGATATACATATCAGTTATCTAAAGAATGGATGCCGGCAACATTCCAGCCATATGTTGATGCAGGTAAAATTGAATATATTGATGTAGAAGGAGAATTTGATCCAGATCAACAAATTAAAATTGGAGCTGTATTAGATGCAGTAGGTAGAGGTAAGTTTGCTATGAGTCAATGTAGCAACTTTTTAGATATGATGAATCGAGATGAGGTTAGAGATGGAGATGTTATATTTTTACAAGACTATTGGCATCCAGGTATCGGATCTATTTTGTATGCAGCTGATTTATATGGTATTAAATTGGAAATATATGCAATGTTACATGCTCAAAGTGTAGATGAATATGATTTTACATATCCTATGAGAACATGGATGCGAGGTTTTGAATTAGGTTTAGACAAAAGAATGACAGGTATATTTGTAGGATCTAGTATTCATAAAGAACAACTACGAGTAGCTGGATTTGAATCTCCAATACATGTTGTTTCATTACCAATTCATAAACAAGCTACATTAGACAAATTGCCTAGTTATAACTCCGGTGCAGAAAGAAAACCATTTGTTGTATACTCTAGCAGATTAGACAAAGAGAAAAATCCATTTTTCATGATGGAAGTAGCAACAGAATTTCTACAAGAATATCCAGATTGGGAATGGCACATAACTACCTCAGGCAAAGAGTTTAGATCAATGTTGCCTGGAGTTATTGACAAATTAAGATCATTAGCAAATAAAGAGCCTAGATTTAAATTATTAGAAGGATTAACAAAAGAAGAATATTATACAGAGTTATCTACTTGCAGTATACAGTTTAATTCAGCTTTACAAGATTATGTATCATGGACTGTAATTGAAGCTACTGCTTTTGGAGCAGATATTGTATATCCTAATTTTAGATCATTTCCAGAATTTATTGACAGTAAAAGAATGTATAAACCATTTAATGTACAATCTGCATTAGATACATTTAGTGATGTAATGCTGTTTCCTAATAGACACAATGAAATAGTAGATATATCTGATCTAGGTAGACAAATGGAAGGATACATTGTAGCAAATGGTATTAATCAAGAAATTAATGTTTGGCATGAAGCCGAATATTGTAAAATTTTATTAAATAAAAAAGAGGAAAAACATGAAAATAGATAAACAAGGTTTAGAAGAAATTAGAAGTACTATTGAAACTCCCTTTAAAGCTTTAGCAGAACAGCTAAGTGATAAAGGATGTTTAGACAAACAATCTGCAGAAATAGTAACATTTATATTTTCGAAAATTGAAACTCTCGGAGATTCATCATGGGAAGTAATTGATTAATGGATAAAAATTTTATATATTATCCATCGTTATCAGCTGGTAGTATGGTGTCTGCATTCAAAAAGAATACAAAATTTGAGGATGGAACTACAACAAGATTCTTTTCAAAAGAGTATCCTGCAGAATGGAGACATCCATATTTCTTAATCACTGCTGGACATCATTTCAAAAAGATGGATTTTCGTGATCAGTTAGGTTTAGATGATGAGGTATTAGTATTCGGAGATTCAGGCGGATTCCAAATAGCAACAGGAGCTTTAAAGTGGGACGGTACTATTCGTGAAAGAATATTTGAATGGTTAGAACATAATTCAGATGTAGCAGCAAATTTAGATATTCCACCAAGAGCAAAATATGAAAATAGATTTGCCGAATCCATGGATATTAGTTTTGATAATTTTAAATATTTTGAATCTAAACAAACTGGAAAAACTGATTTCTTAAATGTTATACAAGGAACATATACAGAAGAATATGAAGAGTGGTATCATAAGTTTAAGGATTTTGCATTTAATGGTTGGTGTATCGGAGGCCCTAAGAAATTAGTAGATTTCATGTATGTTATTGCTTTAATGTTAAAGGAACGAGAATTTGAAAAGAATCATGTAAAGTATATACATTTACTAGGAATATCAAAAATATCAGACTTTTTTATATTAGCAACATTACAAAAGTTAATTAACAAATTAACTGATAACAGAGTATTATTCTCAACAGATTCTAGTTCACCAGGACAATATCCAGTATTTGGAACATATTTACATTCTGGGAATTATAAAACTCAAACATTTACAGAATTATACTTTCCAAAAAATAATGAATATAGAAGAAAATCTCATGCTAATAGATCTAATAAAACAGTAGCCATTGACACTACTAAACACGTGCCATGTAGTTTAGGCTGCCCTGCTTGTAATGATTTTACATATGATTATTTAGGAGGCCAGACAGCAACTGGGTTAGATAGATATAGCCAAGAAGGTATGCCTAGAATGGTTATACATAATACTCATTTATATGTCGACATTGCAAAAGATGTAAGCAAACTAGTAAATAATCATGTTGAATTGTTAGAAACAGCAATTCCAAAACCATTATACGATGTTATATTATCATTACACGATATGTTTGCTGATCCAGACAATGCAATGAGAGTATATGCGACTTATAAAAAAACATACAAAAAGTTTGGTGGTGATAGTATATCAACTACTGACGCAAATCAATTCAATAAATTCTTTAAATTTTAAAAATAAAAACAAATGGAAAAAAGTAAATTACAATCGTTTATTAACAGATATTATCTAGCAGGAAATTGCGAAGCTGTAACTGTTAAAGCAAATGGTCAGTCTGTTAATTGTGAATTAATAGATGTTGATCAAACAGTAGTCGGAAAAATAAAATGGAAAACAGATCCATTTATGTCTGGCGAATTAGGTATTAATCATACAGGTGGATTAACAAAAATGTTATCTGCAGTAGGTGAAAATATTGATATCAATGTACAAGAGTCTGCAGGTAAGAATTATGCTATGAAGATCAAAGAAGGAAGTACCACAATGACTTTCATGTTAGCTGATACTTCTGTTATACCAGCAGTTCCTGCAATTAACGCAGAACCAGAATATAATGTTACAATTGATATTGATGAATTATTTGTTAATAAATTTATAAAAGCAAAAAATGCATTACCAGACGCAAAGAATTTTGCAGTACAAGTACAAAACGGTAAAATAAAGTTTATTATTAATTATACAACTATTAATTCAGACAATGTTACATTTGAAATAGATGGTGGTACAGAAGCAATGGAACCAATTTGTTTTTCTGCAGATAAACTAAAAGAAGTATTAACTGCAAATAAAGGAGATAAAGGTACAATGCATTTTTCATCTAAAGGATTAGCTAGAATAGATTTTACAGGTCCTGATTTTGATTCAAATTATTGGTTAGTTCAATTACAAAATTAAGTATGGAAGTACGAGTAATAAATAAATCAGATAATGATCTTCCTAGTTATGAAACTATAGGTAGTGCTGGATGCGATGTAAGATCAACCCATGGGGCAATTATAGGCCCTGGATTGAGTACTTTAATTAAGACTGGATTATATGTTGAAATTCCATTGGGATATGAAATACAAGTGAGGCCAAGAAGTGGATTAGCATATAAAAAACAAATAACGGTTTTAAATAGTCCTGGAACTATTGATGCAGATTATCGAGGAGAAATTGGAGTAATTTTAATTAATCATGGATTAGCTAAAGTTGAAATAGAAAAAGGTGAACGAATAGGACAATTAGTATTAAATAAAGTTGAACAAATAAAATGGAATCCAGTATTAGCATTAGCTGACACTACGAGAGGTTCTGGAGGATTTGGTTCAACAGGAAAACAATAAATTATGTTTGGAGTAACAGAAAATACACTTTGGGTAGAAGCATTTAGACCCAACACATTAGATGGATATATTGGAAATGAGCATATCATTGACAAAGTTAAAATATTCATTGAAAATGGAGATGTTCCGCATTTATTATTTTATGGAGGAGCAGGAACTGGTAAGACTACATTAGCAAAGATTATAGCAAATAATGTAGATGCAGATTTAATGTATATAAATGCATCTGACGAAAACTCAGTAGACGCAGTAAGAGATAAAATAAAAAGATATGCATCTACAGTAGGATTTAAAAGATGGAAAATTGTTATACTAGATGAAGCTGACTATTTAACTCCTAATGCACAAGCTGCGTTAAGAAACTTAATGGAAACATATAGCAAGACTACTAGATTTATATTAACATGTAACTATGTTGAAAAAATTATAGATCCAATACAATCAAGATGTCAAACATTTGGCATAACACCTCCTTCAAAAAAAGATGTAGCTCAACGATTAGTAACGGTATTAGAAGAAAAACAAGTTGAATATGACATTAAAGATGTTGCAGCTATTATTAATTCTTCATATCCTGATATACGTAGAGCAATTAATGCAGCACAAAGCCATGTAGTTAAAGGTAAGTTAACATTAGACAAAAATAGTGTTGTACAAGCTAATTATATGACTAAATTACTAGAGTTATTAAAGAATGTAACAGATAAAAAAGAAACATTTAAAAGTATCCGACAAATTATAGCAGATAGCAAAGTTAAAGATTTTACACCGCTATATACTTATTTGTATGAAAATTTAGATGAATTTGCAACTGGATCTATTGCTTCTTGTATATTAATTATTGCAGAATCCCAGTATACTGATTCTCATGTAGTAGATAAAGAAATAAATATAATGGCAATGTTTGTTAAATTAATGAACGAATTATAAAGGAATAATATGAATCAACCAAATATCAATCCTGCAGATTTAAAACCAATGATCTGTACAGAATGTAGCGGAATGTATTTTAGACAAGTAATGAGTATTAACAAAGTATCTAGATTCGTAACTGGTGCAGACAAAGACACAGTAGTTCCAATCCCAGTATTTAGATGTGATGATTGTGGACATGTTCCAGAAGAGTTTAGACCAGTAACACCTAGTAAGTAATGGGAGCTCCGTATCCAACAGAACCAGTAGTCTTAGTATTTAAAACTTCAAATAGATCAAATGCTAAAACTAAAATGAAAGTTTACAAAAATAAGAATGTTGATTATGTCAACGAAAAGAAACTTCCTGGAGTGCCAGAAAATTCAATTTTCTTGGAATTAGCTATAGGAGAACATTATATAGAAAAGTATAAACAAAAATATAAATTATGACAAAGAAACCTGCAACTATTTTCGATTTTATTGATGGAATGACTCATAAGAAAAAAGCTTGGTCTGAATATACAGATATTGACCATAAAAAGTTTTCTCCTTATTTAGTTAATAGATGGTTATCAATGAGAATGGAACTAATTGAAATAATCAATCAGTTACAGAAATACACAATAGGGTTACTATCCCATAAGGATACTTATCGTCTCTATCACGGCCTTCTACCTGCCCAGAGAACCTTTGCTAAGTACATAAAAGGAAAAAAGGAAGATAAGTATGACAAACAGTTAGTTTCACAAATTGCAGACCACTATCTGATAAGTAAATCAGAAGCCATTGAATATGTCGAGTTAATGCCAAAAGATAGTTGCAGCTCTTTGTTATCATTATATGGGTATACAGAAAAAGAAATAAAAACAATGTTGAAAGGTAAAAAATGAAATTTGAATCAGATAACACAGAATCAGTAAATACCCAATATCATTATGTTGGTAAATCTAGTTTATACAAGTTCTCAGAAGAATGGGATTTGAACTCATATGAATTTGATATTGTTAAAAGAATTGTTAGATGTAGGAAAAAAGGTCAATTTGAAGAAGACTTAAAAAAATCAAAGGATTTAATAGATATATATCTTACTGAACATTTGGATCAATCCGAATAATTTCTTATAATATAATAAAAAAGAATATGGCAAATAACGTATATACAGTTGTGAGTATAGAAGCTTCTAAAGAAGTTCTTAAGAATTTTGTAGACAAAATATTTACTCCAGAAGTAGAAGAAGCAGATTGGCAGAAAAAAAGTGATTTATTAGCTGACAATTTATATGGACTATTATATAAAGATTATCCAAAAGAATATTCTAGAGATTGGATGACTGACAATGTGGGAGCAAAATGGTGCTTTATACATGATTGGCAAATAGATGATGACATAATTGATTTAACATTTGATTCTGCATGGTATCCACCTGAAGAGTTGTTTCATGAACTAGCAGATTGGTTTACAAAGCGAGGAGAATTTGAAATGGAAGCTAGAAGTGAAGATGAAGCATATTTACATGTTTCAGGAGGGTATGCTAACCAAAACGGATCAGAATTTATAACGGAAGACGATGATATACCAGGATATCCAGACGATGAAGAATATGATTCTCAAGAAGATCATGACGAAGCAGTTGAAAATTTTTATGATAAAATTTCTGAAATAAAAGACGATCTTATCTTAGAATGTAAACAAGATCTTATTTTATATCCATAATATGAAAAGCGGGTATATAAATCCAATATATAAACTATCATTAAATGATGTATCTAAGGTACCTGCTAAGATATCTTATTCGCAATGGTCTATGTTTGAAAAGTGTCCTAGACAATGGAAACTTTCTTATATTGACAAATTAGCTCCATTTACTCATAGTATTGCAACTTGTTTTGGAACAGCATTTCATGAAACATTGCAAGAATATTTAACTGTGATGTATACTGATTCTGTTAAAGCAGCAAATGAAATTGACTTTCGTGATATGTTATTAACATGTTTAAAGATGGAATATCAAAAAGGCGTCAAGGCAAATAATGGCGAACATTTTTCTACTCCAACTGAGTTAGCAGAACATTTAGAAGATGGTGTACAAATACTAGAATGGTTTACTAAAAGAAGAGCTCAATATTTTTCAACAAAGAATCAAGAGCTTGTTGGAATAGAAGTAGAATTAGGAGTCCCTGCTTCTCCTAGCAATAAAAATGTATACTGGTACGGATTCATAGATATAGTAGTTAGAGATACCGTTCAGAATAAAATAAAGATACTAGATATTAAAACTAGTAGAATGGGTTGGAATAAATGGCAAAAAGCAGACAAACTAAAAGCAGCTCAATTAGTTGCATATAAAAAATATTTTGCAGATCAATTTGGTACTCCAATTGACAATATTGATATTGAGTTTTTTATAGTTAAAAGAAAACTATTAGAAGAATCAATGTTTCCACAAAAAAGGATACAATTACTTAATCCAGCGTCTGGCTCTGTTACTAGAAAAAAAATACAACGAAGTATTGACACATTTATTGAGTATTGTTTTGATAAAGATGGTAACAAGCAAACAGATAAAAATTATTTAGCTATAGCTGGTAAAGGTGCAAAACATTGCAAATGGTGTCCTTTTAAAACAGACTATGATAATTGTCCTAAAGAAAATAGGATTCGTGAATAATTTTTATTATAATAATAATAAGTAGTTTAACAAATAAAAAAGAAACAAATATATGAAAAAATCAATAATTACAATAGGCTTGTTTTTAATAGCAATTTCATTTTCTGCACAAGAAAAAGGACACAAAAACACTACCCCTATCAAAGATACTAAGGTTGTAGTTAACCCAATTAAACCAAATGTATTTAATCAAAAAAATAATATGGTTGTAGTCCCAGTTGCTAATGTAAAATATCAAACATCAACTACAAGAGCAACATCATCAACTAACAGACCAGAACAGGTTAAAGGTGAAAGAAAAGACAATGTAAAAGTTGTAAATAACAGATCCAAAAATGCTCCAAAGCCAACTGGTTTAAATCCTGAAAAAGTTAAAGAAGTAACTAAAGAAAGAAACGATAAATAATATGAATGGGTTATTATTAGACGCGTTATATGCAAAATATCATGCAGATAAAGCTGATGCAGTTGCTAGATTAGATATTTACCTAAACAATTCTGTTGGTATTGGAGAACATCCACAACATACAGAAGAAATGGATAATATAGTAGCACAATTTGCAGACGCACAAGACAAATTAGAATCTTTAAAAATGATGCTTTCTCATATAAGCAACGGAAATATGTCACAAAAAGAACTTTTAAATGACTAAAATTGCAGTTGTTGGAAATAAAGAATGGCAAAATAAAAGAAAAATACAAAAAGTACTGTTAGAACTAAGACAAAAATTTAAAGAAGAATTAATATTAATTGGAGCTGGCGGATCTGAAGGAGCAAATTATATGATTAGAAAATTTGCATTAGAATTTGGAATTAAATATCAAGAATATAATGCATCATATACTGGATATAATTTGTATTCAGCATTACCAGAATCATATTATGGAAAGAAATATCACTTTTCTCAGTTATTACATCGAATGAAAATTTTAGCTGAAAATTGTGATTATTTAATGATTTTAAATAACCAAATAGATATGAACCCACAACTGCAAACAGCATATAATAAAGTTACAAAGTTAAATAAGCCTGTTGTTGTATTAGGTTGATATTTATATTAAATAAGTTATAAATAAGGACATAAATGGAGTTACCAAAGTTAAAAAAAATAGACTCAAACAAACAAAAAAAGAAAAAGATATTATTACTAGCTGATGATTTAAGATTACCATCAGGCATAGGAACAATATCAAAAGAAATTGTGTTGAACACAGTACGCCAATATGATTGGGTACAAATTGGAGCAGCAATGAATCACCCAGATGCTGGTAAAATGTTCGACGTTTCAAAAGACGTAGCAAAAGAATCTGGAATAGAAGATGCAGTTGTTAAAATTATTCCATCAAATGGATATGGTGATAGAAACTTATTGTTTGCTGTATTACATCAAGAAAAACCAGATGCTATATTTCATTTCACAGATCCTAGATATTGGGAATGGTTATATGCTATTGAACATGAAATAAAAACAACATTTAATATTCCACTCATATATTATTCAATTTGGGACGACCTACCATATCCAATGTGGAATGCGCCCTTTTATGCGAGCTGTGACCTAATAATGGGAATTTCTAAGCAATCTGATAATATACATCGAGAAGTGTTGTTACAGAACGATTATGGAGTATATGACTTTGACGCAGAAGAAAATAAAGAAGATCCTGAATTAGAGTGGGACGAAGTTGTAACAGGCTATGTTCCACACGGATTAAATCATAATGCTTACAAGACATTATTAGAGTCTGATGAGTTATATGAAAGATTCTATACTGATATAAAAGTGAAAAATGATGTCGACTTTGTTGTATTTTGGAATAATAGGAATATTAGAAGAAAACAGCCAGGCGATGTTGTATTAGCTTTCCAGCATTTTAGAAACATGTTACCAAAAGATAAAAAAGATCGAGTAGCTTTATTAATGCATACTCAACCGTCTGATTCAAACGGTACAGATATAAGAGCTGTTTGGAAAAACGTAGCACCAGAATGTAAAGTTATATTTTCTGAAAAGAAATTAACATTACAAGAATTAAATGCAATGTATAATATTTCAGATGTTGTATTAAACATTGCTTCAAACGAAGGATGGGGTTTAAGTAGCACAGAAGCATTATTATCAGGTACTCCAATTGTTAATAATGTAACTGGAGGGTTACAAGATCAATGTAGATTTGAAGATGAAAATGGAGAATGGATTACATTTGACGGTACATTCTCGACAAATCATAAAGGAAGATATAAAAAACATGGAAAGTGGGTAAGACCAGTATTTCCTTCAAATAGATCATGTCAAGGATCACCAGTCACTCCTTATATATTTGATGATCGTGCTCAATTTGAAGATGTAGGAGACGCATTATTATATTGGTGGAATATGCCAAAAGAACAACGAGAAGAATGTGGAGAAGCTGGAAGAGAGTTTTGTTTAAATCATGGATTAACAGCAAAACAAATGGGTGACAAAATGATAGAAATAATGGATTTCTTATTTAAATATCCAAAAAAATCTAGGCCTAAATATACATTAAGAAAAGTAACAAATAAACAATATAAAGAAATGGGAATAGTATGAGAAAATGTGTAATATCAAGTCCATTAGCAACACAATCGGGATATGGACATCATGCAAGAGAAGTTATAGAAAATATAATTGAACAACGAGGAAAAGAATGGAATATTAAATTGTTATCAATGCCATGGGGCAATACACCATTAACATTTCCAATATCAAACGAAATGCGAACTAGAGTAGTTCCATTACCATTAACAGAACAACCAGATATATGGATACAAATAACAATCCCAAATGAATTCCAACCGGTTGGAAAATTTAATATCGGAGTAACTGCAGTAACCGAAGGCGATATATGTTCAAAAGAATGGATTGATTCTATTAATAAAATGCAAGTTATCATAGTTCCATCTGAATTTACTAAATCAGTATTAACAAAAACTGCAGAAAAACATAATATTGCAATTTCGCCAGAAATACATGTTATATCAGAATATTTTAATAAAGATATATACAATAAAAATAATAAAGCTGAATCAATTGATTTGAGTGAAGTACATGAATCATTTTGTTATTTGTTTGTAGGACATTGGCTTCAGGGATCATTAGGAGAAGATAGAAAAAATATAACTGGATTACTTCACAATTTTTTAGAAACATTTAAAAACAAAGAAAAAGCTCCAGGATTAATATTAAAAACTAGTTCTGCAACATACTCTGTTACTGACAGAAGTAAAATGGAACAATATATTAATTCAATTCGTGACTTATTTCCTAAAACTGCTAAACTTCCAAATATATATTTATTACATGGAGATTTATCTGACAATGAAATGAATTCATTATATAATCATTCCAAAGTTAAAGCAATGGTTTCATATACTAAAGGAGAAGGATTTGGAAGACCTTTATTAGAATTTGCATCTACAGGAAAACCTATTATAGCACCACATTATTCAGGCCAAGCAGATTTCTTAAAGAAAGAGCATATAGTTGCATTAGCAGGAGGATTAACAGAAGTACATCCATCGGCTAGAAATCAATGGATAATCGAAGGATCTAAATGGTTTACTCCTGATTATGCATATTCAAAAAAAGCATTAAAAGAAGTACATAAACATTACAGCAAATTTATTCCTGGAGCTAGAGAGCAAAAGAAATTTGTTACAGAAAATTTTACAAAAATTGCAATTGCTCCTAGTTATACAAAGTTAATAGATTTAATTGAAAGTAGAGTAGTAGAAGGACCTAGTATGCAGCAATTAAAATTGCCACAGCTTAATAAACCGAATCTTAAAACAGTTGAACTTCCTAAGTTAAAATTACCTAAACTAAATAAAGTATGAAAATAGGATATTTCATAACAGCTTGTAATGAATATGAAGAGTTGAA